AAAAACATCTAAATTTTCTTCTTGTACTATTCCGTCAGTACCTCCAAAACCTTTATCCGTTGTCAAAATGTCATATAAAATCCAAGCAGGGTCAGAACACCACTCTTTATCTGTTTTAAATGTTCCATTAAATGTATAATCATCTGGATAAATTACCCTTCCATTTGCACTATCTATTGTTATTCCATTTGGAACCTTTATCTTGGTTCCCTTTATGCGGTACATCCTCCTAGGAAAGCTTTGAAATTCTTGAGCATTGAATCTTAATGCAACATAAGCAAAACCTTGATACGCACTTGTATCTGTATTTATTTCAGTATAAGAAAGCCAAGTCGTAGAATTGTGTAATCTAGTACCTAATGCATCATCTGTATTTCTAAAAACACTAAGGGTTAAAGGAAAATTCATAGCCCTTTCAAAAACAATTTCATAATCTTTTGCATATGGACTTGTAGCTTTTCCATTAGTAATATCTAAAACTACAGGATTAATATTTGTTCCATTATTTTCAATTATTCTTATAGATATTTTTACTTCTGCACCTATAACATCACCATTTTCTTTAAACTCTTGCAGCGATGGGAATTGGATTGTAACTCTAACTTTATCAACATCTGTATTTGATATAGTCCTTGATAATCCTTGACTTGTTTTTACATTACAATCACCAGCAAAGGATGTATTTTCAAAAGTTGTATTTATTACAAATTTGCCGCTATCAGGGACTGAAACAATATTCTGAGTTTGAGGATTTTCAGTTTGAACAGTGCCAAGTGGACTTGTATTAGTCCAATGAACAACTTCACCAATGAAATATCCATGATTTGCAATTTCAACTAGCATTTGATTTGCTTTTAAAGCAACACCACTAACTGTTTGACCATCGCTGCCTGCAAGTGTATAAGTGCCTGTTTTTGTTGTTGCATAAGGTGAGTTTGTTAGAGCAACCCCAACAGGAATAGTATTTTCAATTGAATTAATTTCTTGAAGTGCTGTTTGATCACTAGCACCATTTTTAACAAATACTTCTACATCTGTGAAATTCTCCTGACCTAACGGGTTTTGTAATGGTGTTTTATCTAAAAAAACATTTTTTCTAAAAGTACTTGAACCCACTCCACCTTCATCAAATACCCCATCTATTTCTCCATAACCTAATAAATCAACTACTGTTGCAAATTGTTTTGACCTAAGACCACCATCTATTAAATCAGGGTCAACAACTCTTCCATCAGGTGAATCGCCAAATAGTTGATCGCCTACTAATCTAACCATTAGCTTATGCTCCTTCTAACTTGGGCAGTGTCAGTGCCAGAACTGATTATAATTGATCCGCTAAAAACAAGACCATATAAAATTGGAACTGGAACTCCGCTTGTATTTACATTTTGAATACCAGAAAAAGTATAAGAACCTCTTATTTTCGGATCAATTTCACTTATTTGAGAATTATTTTGTGGTGAAAAAATTGGAGCTATTAGATCTGTCACGCCGCCAATAATCATATTTGTACCGATTGTAGTTAAAACACCGCTTACAAAAGTTGAAGTTAGAAAAGTATTTGCAGCAACAAAAGTACCAATTTCTGCAGCAAATCCTGTTCCAATCAAACCACCAATAATTCCAATTGCAGGCCCTGATCCCGTTGCAACTGGAATAATTTTAATATCACCCTGACCAGACATTGTAAATAAATCTTCTGTTATTACAGTATTACCCATTTTTATTTTATAAATTTGGTCATTCATGTGTTTTTGTAACCCCTCAAAATTAGCCATTAAAAAGCTTATGGCTTGTTGCGGTGATTTTACAGCTGCTTCAAAATATGATTTGCCTAAAAACTGTCTTAATTTTCCATAAACTTTTATTTTTTTAAGCTGCATATCTATAAACCCCTTTTAGTGCTTGTTGGTATCTTAAATCAAAAGGTTCTCTACAACTCAAAGTTTTTATATTATGATTTAATATCATGTTATCACCAATATAAACAGCTACATGATCTAAATTACCTGTGGCTGATTGAAAGAGTAAAACATCGCCAATTTCTATATTAATATCACATTCTTGTTTTTTAAATCCTGTTATCGGCAGTCCTTTTTCAAATAAAGGGTTTTCTATAAAATCTTTTATTCGTTTTGGTCTTTTCCATTCTTTTAATTTTATTTTCTTTGTTTCATAAAACCAATCAGAAATGATACTCCAGCAATCATATTTACCCCAGATAAATTTTCGGCCAATCAATGAAGGTGCTTTCCAGCCAGAGGGTTTTAAAATCTCCCAATGATTATGTTCAAGACTATAGATATAATATGGAAAGCCAAGATGTTCACAAGCTGCTTTATCAGTATCTGAGGGTGTTGCAGCCCCTACAGGATGACTATGAATTACACCTATGATTTCTCCTGTATCTTCACATTCTGCCCAATCATCTGGATCAAGAACAAAAAATTCAAATTTACCTTCTGCTAAATTTTTACATGGCCAAAAAGTTTCTTTACCTTTTATGATGGCTAACAATCCACAAGCTTCTTTCGGTGCTTGTTTTGCTGCATATTTTATGAAGGATTCTTTCCAAGACATCTTAAGCGTTTACAAAAGTACCTACCCCCGCAAAATCTGCTCTAGTAACAAGTTTTTTCGGTGCATTAACACCAAACAAATCAAAAGATCCTGCTAACTCAAAAACAACAATATCTCTGTTTTCAACATTTTTTCTTTCAATAAAATAAACTTCTCTAGGCAGTTCAGCTGTTGGATCTACTGAGCCTACTTTATATGGATTAACATTTGATGGAAAGTTTGCCTCATCAAGAAATCTTGCCATTGTACGCCTCCTAGTAACTTTACATCTTGTAAGATCACAGAAAGGGGTAGTTTGATTTGTAAGTTGTAATATTGCAGTAATAGTACCTAATAAGTTAGAAAATGTAATTGTGGGTCTTGGAAGCTTTCCTTTGCCTGTGTATTTATAACCCTCTGCTTTAACAGGGATTTTTGTGTAGGTATTTGACTGCCAAATTATATCGGTGCTATCTTTCATATTATTGCCATTATGAAAAAGATAAACTGTAGGCACTGAAGGAGTTACATTTGAATTAAATGAAACACCTCCACTGGTTGATTGTGAAACAGTGGCAGTAACAGTAAATTGATCAGAAGATTCAGTTTGTATTGTATATACTCCATCTTCAGCATTGCCAGATGTAAAATCCAGAACAATAATCGTTCCTACTGGCATACCATGCCCAGTTGCAGCAATTGTGATTGTAGTTCCGCTTTGTGTGTAAGTACCAGTTTGAGCAGTTTTTTTAAAATGCAAATCAGGTACTAACTCAACAGAAAATAACTCAATAATTGACTTATTTGTAAGTTGTTGTAGTTCAGTTACAGGATTTGCCATTTATGGTTCAAAAACCTCTCTAAAAGTGGTATTTATTATAGCTCTATTGTTATATGGTATTGTTTTCGTCCAAGAATCACAAACAAACTGCCCTGCACCAGAAAGAGTAATTGAAACATTACCGCTATTTGAAGCAGATGAAGCAGCAGTTACAGTAAAAACATCATCAGATGTCACAGATGCAACAGTAAAAGTTCCATCAGTTGCAGAACCAGATGTATAATCAATAGTTAAAATATCACCAATTCCAACGCCATGTGATGTGATAGATATTGTTACAGTGGTTGCGCTTTGTGAGTATGTCCCTGTTTTTGTAAAACCTTCGGCTGGTGGTGTAAATGTAAAACTTGCCTGATCGTTTACTCTACTTCTTAAAAACCCCTCAATAACATCTGCTTCGGTCTCAGACACGTTAAAAGTAAGGTCATATACTTTTGGGTCTTGAGTTAGTGGAAGGCCATACAAAGCTCTAAACTCATATCCATCACCAAGAGAAGAAACTCTAATCTTAGGACTGCTGTTTTTTCTCATCCCATAAGCAGGGGTGATTGAAGGGAAAGTAGCCATTTATCTATTAAGCAATCCTCCTGCCCTTTGTTCATCTATTATAGTTGCTTGAACAACGCTGGCAATAAGACCTCCAAGTTGGTCTGCTTCAGATCCATTACCTTGAACAGAAGATCCCGAAGCGTCAACATTAACTGTAATCATATTGTTTGTTGTACCACCACCACCAAGTTGGTTGTTTGGAATAATTGTACCAGCAACTTTGGGAACAAATAATTCTGGCCCTCTTTCACCTACAACTGATGCTTTTCCTACTGGTGGCCTTCCACCATTTGCAAATAATCCACCTAGTAATCCACCTAAAAATCCACCTATTCCTTTTTTTTCTTTACCACTTGCACCTTTACCAAAAGCCTCTCCAAAACCACCAATTAGTTTATCAATCTGTGCATCAATAATTTTATCTCTTATGCGATTTAATACACCTGTCATAGCCTCTCCAAATGATTTTGCTCCAGTAATTGCATCTTTTAAATTATTTTTTATACTACTTTCGATTTCTTCTCCTATAGCAGTAAATTTATCTTTTAACTCCTCAGCTTCTTCTGCTTGTTTTTTTAGCGCATTTGTGCCTTCAATGTATTTTGTAATTATATTTCTCATTCCTTCACCATGAATTGCAACAAGAGCATTAATTTCTTGCTGTGTTTGTACTTGTTTTAAATTTCCATCAACTGCTGCTTGTGCTAAAGCCCTTTGATCACTGAGTCGATCTATTAATTTACCTTTGGCATCAACAGCATCCATTTCTGCCTCCTCATAAGCATTAGCTTTTTTTAAATTATCTGTAATTAATTCATTTATTTGCTCTTGTGTTTCTTTATTTTTTTGTGTTGTTTTATTTTTTTCTTTCTCTACTGCATTTTCTTTAATAACAGTATCTAATCTTTTCCTAACAGGAACATATTGCTCACGCAATAAAGCAAGTCTTCTTTCTGCTGCATTAATAGATCTTTTATCGTTAGAACTTTGAATTATTGCAAATTCTTTCGCCATTTTTATACTTAGATCAGATTCTAAAGCTCTTAACTGTGCTACTTCACCATCTTTTATTGCTTGAGTAACTTTATCTTGTTCTTGTCTTTGTTTTATTAATTGTGTAACTATGGCACCAATCCCTGTTGCAACAGCAACAAATGGTAAGGCATTTAATGCAATCGTTACTAAACCACCAGCAGCAGCTACCTTTATCAGTGCAGCACTAACTAATGGCAAGGCTATAGCAACACCTTTTGCTGCAACTGCAATGGCTGTAAATATTAAGGCAGTTTTTCCAATAGGAGAATTTACAAAATTTGTTGCAGCTATAGTTAATTCAGTTAATCCTTTTATAACAGGTATAATAACTGGGGCTAAAGCATCACCAAAAGCTCTTGATAAATTTTCAGTTTCATTTGATAAATTTTTAAATACCTGAGTAGGGTCATTTTCTAATAAAGCTTTTAATGAAGAAGCTCCATCTACCTCAATCTTTTTTAATGCTCTAAGAACAACATCACTTGTTAATTTTCCTTCTGAAGCAAATTTCTTTAAACCTCCAACTGTTGTTTCTAATTCTTTAGCAATTGGAGCTAACAATGTTGGTATTTGTTCAGATATACTTCTAAATTCATCTCCTTGTAAGCGACCAGAGCCAAGTGCCTGTGCTAACTGCCTAAATGCGTTTGATGACTCTATAGCTGAAGCTCCAGCCAATTTTGCTGCTGTATTAAATCCAAAAAAAGTACTCTTAATATCTTCAACTTCAACTCCCAAAGGCTGTAATCTTGCTGTAATATCTGTAATCCCCTCAAGTGCTTCAGTTGCACTTAAACCAAATGCTTTCTGAGCATTAGCAGCAATTTCTTGTGACCTTGCAAAAGTACCTGAAGCTTTAGTCAAAAGTCCTAGTCTTACATTTAGCTTGTCAAAATTTGCTGATGTTTGTATTGCGTTTTTAGCTAATAAAGTAAAACCAATTCCACCTATTGCAGCTTTTAAGCCACCAAAAGCCGACTGTAATTTGTTGGTTTGAGTCTGAACACCTTTTAAAGCTCTAGTAGCACCACTAGCATCAACTTTTAATCTAACGACTGCTTCTGCCACAAATAAAAAAAGCCTTTATTATATATTACCTTGAATTGCGTTTTTGTCGTTGCAAAGCTTTTTTTTCTTCGTCAGCTTTGATTTCATAATATCCAGCCCAATAGATAAGCTCCGCCTGTGTCATGTTGAGCCTCAGTTCTTGAACTGTTTTGCCGAGTTCTGTTGCTAGGAAAAACTCAAACTTTAACCAAGTATCCCCGTTTATTCTTTTTTTGCTGTGTCAATATCTAATTGAATATCATTCAAGAAAAGTTCAAGATCATTTAAAACTTTTTCTGGAAGTTGTCTTTGCAACATTGGTGCATCTGACATATCAAAAGCTAAACTTCCATCTTCTTTTTCTGCCATTTGGCAAAGAAGTTGAGTTGATACAACCAAAGCGTCAGCATTTGGGCCAGCTAATTGCTGTGCCTTTACTCTTGCATATCTTGTAATAGGTTTGAAGTAAATAGTTGTAACAACTTTGCCTTTTGAATCTTTTACCTCAAATTGTCGTCTAGTAACCATTTCATCTTTAAAAGCTCCAAGAATAAGGTCTGCGGTTCTTTCAGTTGCCATAAATAAATGCGTAGTATTTTACTTTTTAGATTGCTGATGTAATTGTGCCAGATGGTTTAAATGTAATATTTATTGTGCTGATATCGCCTAAATTTGAACCTTGTTCAAAGTTTGTTATAAGGCCAACAAAGCTTATTTTCTTTGATGATGCGCCACTATCAGGAAAAAGTTCAAAAGAAGCTGTTGCAGGGTCGCCAGTAGTTAAAATACCATCCATAAATGTAGCGGTTTCTCCTGATGCTGCATTGTCATATACAAGCTCCGCAGAACCTTCACCTTCAATAAGCCCGCCTATAAATGATTTAAAAGTGTCACCTTGAACAGTTGTTTCCATAGTGTCTTTTGTAATAGACATAGACCATGATCTAGTACCAGCGACAGCAGCGGGAGAACTACCGCCGTCATCAAATTTGACTTGACCTACGTCACCTTTAACAGCAGCCATAACAATTTATAAAAGATTTAAGTATATATTAACCTTTTTTAGCTTTTTTTTCATCTTTTTTATTTGCTCTTTGTTTTTCCATATATCTTCTGCAACGTGGATCCCAATACTGTGGTTCTCTTCTGCCTTTAACAGCTTCAATAGCGTCAAGCATTTCTTCAGTAATTTCAATCATAAACTTTCCAAAACCTCAAATGAAATTGACATTACAGTTTGTACATAACCTTCTGGAGCTGCATTCTTAATAACAGTTGGTCCAGAACTTGGTTCAAAAAAAATATCATTTAATTTCACTCTATTATATAAATTTCTAATTCTTTGAGCCATATTAAGATTATTGCCAAGACCAACACCAATTTTTGAAAAAATATTTATTGTAATTAAACCCGATAAATTATTAAAATTATTTGTATTTATTTGAGTTAAATATTCAGTATCAGTAAATTCAACTAAACACTGAATAAAATTTTTTTTTAAAGACGGGTCAAACGGTTGATTTGCAAAAACAATAGATATAGGTGGTACATCTTTAAATTCTTCAATTAAACGTTTTTCAATATTTTTTCGAATATTATTGAGATCTAAAGAAGCCATTAGTTTTTACTTTTTGCTTTTTTTATAATTCTAACAATAGTATCTATTTCTTTTAAAGGCCAACCAGCACTCCTATTACCATCTTTACTTCTAAATTGGTTACCCCATGAAGGCGGGGTGTTTGTACCAAAGCAAACAGCTTCTGCATAAGGTAAGGGATTTATTAATGAATAGACATTTCCTGCACGTTCTTTTTTATAATTAATTTTATTAGGTGGAATAATTGCACTCTTAGAATTATTAAACGGACCAGTAATTTGAGGAACATCATCTTTATTTTCAGTTAATTGCCAATTCATTCGAAAACGCCCAGTATCTACAGGTGAGTTTTGTTTTATTCGAGAATCTAATGTTAAAACAGCAAGTTTAACTAAATCATCAACTTCATCATTAAAAAAATTACCAATTTCTTTTAATTTAATTTTTTTCATGTTCTTAAATAAATTTCATATTTGATATTTTGATTATCGTTTTCATCAATAAATATTCTAATTATTTGATATTCAATTCCAACAACTACTACTCTGTCAGTAGTGGTAGGAACAAAATTTAAATCAGCAGCGGCAACAATAAGTAACTTGTCATTTTCTTTTATAAGGTCATTTTGCTCACGTTGGTTTACATTTTGTAATATTCCCTTAATAGTAACACTAGATATTGTTTCACTTACATTTCCATCTGTTACATTATAAATTCCAGAATTAATTCTTTTAAAAGTAATATCACCACCAAATTTACCTAAAACTTTTGAAGATACATTTCTTAAGCCTTTAGATATTCTAGACATTACAACCTATATGCAATAACGGAACCGCTTGCTAAAGTGAATCCAGTTATAACTCCACAAATTTCACAGCTTGCATTTAATGTAATGCTAGTACTTGCGCCATCTATGTTTTGAGCAGTTAATGAAGCGATAACAGTATCTTCATTTGCCTGTAATTTTCCAAATCTTCCGGTTACAGCACTTGTTGAATTAATAATTGTTGCGGAAGGATATTCGTAAGACATAATTAACTCCTTTTAACTCCTATTGTAGCTGGCCCACTTATTCTAATGCCAGTTAAGTATTGTTCAATTATAGGTGGTATTCTGTTTGAACCAACAGCACCGTAAAATCTAGGTTTTACATTTAAATTTCCTATTGATACTTCATTAAAATCTTCAAAACCACTTAAATCAAGTCCATCTTTATTATTGTTTAAATAAACCGCTAAATGTATTTGTGCATGTTTTACTCTTTTTGGTATTTCATTATCTGCATAAAAAGCAGGTTGTAAATTACTAGGATATAAAGCGTTGTAAGTACTTGAATAAGTATAAGGTTTTTTTACACCAGATCTAGGCCATTCCAAAGCCTGTGCATCATTTGTTCGCGCTCCTAAAAATCTTTCTCTATCAATTCTCTGAGCTGCACTAAATAATGCTCTATTTTTTTGATCTGTAGTACTAGTTCCCCAAGCAACTATATCGTCATTTTCAACAAGACCATCAATAAAAGCCTGAGCCGCAGTCAGCGATACATAGCTATTTGCTGTTGCGCTTCCTGGAGTTTCCACTATTGTTATTGCCATTAGATTTTTTTAAATTAGGCTTTACTTGAATTTTATCAGAAGATTGAGAAGCCACTTTTAAAGCAGCTTCCCTTTCTCTAGCTAATCGAAATGTAGCTATACCCATCACTTTCTAAACGCGCTAACAGCAGTTGAACTAGTAACTCTAAAAATAAAAGTTCCAGAAGTTGCAGCTGCTACTTCAGCATCACCAACAATAGTAACGCCAGAACCAGCGGTCAAAGTAAATTTATGGGTTGATGTTGCCTTATTGACAATAGTTAACTCAAAAGTTTGACCAACTTTGTTTTGGATACCAAGTGCAGTAATAATTTCTGCAGCAGTTGGTGTTGTGACAGCTCTATTACCTGTTGGTGTACCGTCAACAATGCCTTCTATTAATTCAGCAGTTGTTAAAGTATGCGCTCCGTTTTCGGTTTTAATAACTTTAGTTTTAGTTAATTGACCAAAAGGAGGATTTTGTAATTCAAAAATACTAGCCATGATTAATCTAATGGTGAAGTTACAGTAGCCCTTACGATTCCAATATTTTTGAGATCGTAAACTTTTTCCCAATTAGTAGCAGTTTCCAATTGTGTTCTTGTTGGGTTTGTTGTTGTAACAGCCCATTTCAAACCGACTGGGTGATAGATGTAAGCATGCTTAAATGAAACTACATCTTCAAATGCAAGAACATCTTCATCAACTTTAGTTACTAAAGCTGCTTGTTCGCCTGTTGCTACGGCTCCTTGTTGGAAAAAATAAACAGCATATTCTGTAGAAGCACCAGATCCAGATTTTGGAATATCATCTGAAACAATAATGTTCATTCCCATATATTGAGGAACTGAAACATCACCATAAGCGCCTGCAGAAGAACCTCCAAAAGCATTAACAGTACTAGCACCTGAAGGAGCTGTACCTAATCTTGCTTCTGAGTTCGTAACATAATCTAATGCTCTTCTTTCTTTAAGTGCATAAAACACTTTTGAATGCATAGCAATAGTTGTTAGTTTGTCGCCTTGATCTCCAAGTAAAGACTGAGCTTTAGAAACAGTACCAGCACCAAGAGCTGTTGGAGTGTCACCTGACTCTGAATCTATTGAAAGTTCAAATAAAGCAGAAGAACTATTGTTATTTGTTAAAGAACCAAAAGCACCTTGTAAACAAGAATACAAATCTTTTTGTTTTTCGTTGTTTATGTAAGCACTTAATTTTTGTCTGATTGCAGCTATTGGATCGGGTGAGTTTGAACCAATTTTTTGACCCGCAAGTTGTCTTGCAGAAAAAGCATCACCAGCTGTTAGAACAACACCAATTTGGCTGCTTTGTTCAATTTTATTAGGTGTTAAAGAAGAACTATCATTTAAACGAGTGTAATTACCGCTTAAATTTGCCTTATAAAAAGGTATGTTAACGAAATTTCCCCCTTGAGTTGAGCTTAAATTTAGCTCAGGTAGAGGTGCTAAAACGCCACTTTGAAGAAAACTATCTGTTAAAGTTGTTTCTTCAATGATGCTGTTTGCAAACACCTCTGGAACAATAATGTCCGCTAAAGTAGTTGCCATTTCAAAAATGAAAATGAAAGATTTACAATGTTGAGCACAGCCCTCTAAATGTCAGCACAGCCTCTATTTAGTTTTTCAAATCAGCACAGCCGAATTTGTTATTACTAAAACTATAACTCAATATTTCTTATTTGTAATTTTTAACAAGTTTTTTAGCTTCAAGCCAAGCCTCGCGCCCATATTTTTTATGTATTTCCATAGCTGCAGTATCTTCACCATTAGCCATTCGTTTTAATAAATTTTCATCAATTCCGGCAATACTTCCTACAGATTCAGATTTTCCAATAGGTGCACCAGAACCAGTTGGTGCTTGATGTTTAAGTGCCCAAGTTTGAACTTTTTCTTTTACTGCTTCTTGTATTGGCTTATGTGTAAATCCATCATCAGACATATAAACAACACTTCCATCTTTTTGTACTTGTATTTTATCTCTGTCTAATTTACCCATTGCATAATCTGGATCATGAACAATTTCAGATAAAGCACTTACTGCAGGTGTGATAAGTTTTAAATCTTTTAATTCATTTTTTAAATTATTAATTTCAATATCTTTTTTTTCAATAGCTTCGCGAAACTGTTCTTCTCTTTTATTTAACGCTTCTGAATATTGTCCTTTTTCTTCTAATCTTTCTTGTTCAACTTTTCTTTTAAATTCAATAAGTGCTTGGACATCTGTGCCTTCTGGAAGTGATGCAACAGATTTTGCATTTGAAGTTATTTTTTGTTTTTCTTCTACAACTTCTCTGTTTTTTTGTTTTAATAATTCAATTTCTTTTTTTAGTGAATTAATTTCAGCAGAGGCATCAACAGTTGTTGCGGGATTTTCTTCTGACATATAAAAAATTTAAAGTAATCCTAATATACCTTGTTTTAGAAAAATTAGCATTTCCAGCGTTTTAAAGCCTTATTTATTCTACTGTTAGGATCATTTGCCTTTTTACTACCGGTTAATTTTTTCTTCATTCCTTTCATACGATTACAAAATGATTTTCTTCTATTAGCTGCTTTACTTCCAGGCTTAACTTTTCCTGTAACTGGTGCCTGTAAATTTCCTCCTGTTGCTTTATTATATTTCGCGCGACCTTTAGCAGTAAGACCACCTTTTTTAGATTTATCAGCCTTTTCAAAATTTACTACTTTTCTTTTTGTTGTTTTTTTCATTTTTTTGTTTTTGTTTTTCGTTTACGTCGCATTTGAAATGAAATTTTCTTTTTGCCTGTTTTAGCTGCGGTAAATCTTTTTTTTTCAGCTGGTGATAGTTCAGAAAGAGTTTTAGGAGTTTTACTTGAAACTCTTCTAGTAGGTCTGCAAGCTGGATAACCTTTTCTTTTTTTTTCAGATTTTTTTCTGCCGCAAGGTTTACCAGTTTTTACATCAACCCATTTTTCTTTAAACCAATCGGTCAAACCACCTGGAGCCCTACTTTTTTTTCTTGCCACGTTTAGCACCTTTTTTAGTTTTTGCTTTTGGCTTATTAACAGTAGTATAACCTCCGCCAGCTCTTTGATAAGCCTGAACTAATTGCGCACTAGCATAAGCACTTGGCCATCTTTTAACACGTGCCTTAACTCTAGCTTTTACACGTGCATACAGTTCTGGATCGGTTGGTTTGTTTACCTTTGCCATTACTTTTTAGCAACTTTTTTTTTTCCTTTTTTCTTTTTAGGTGGTCTTCCAACCATTTTTCCATAAGTTCCCTTACCAGCAGGCATAATTTTTAAAGCAACTATTTATAGTTTACTATTTATTTCTTTTTTCGTCTTGTTTTTTTCCTTTTTTTACCCGCAGTAGATAAAGCAATGGCCACTGCTTGCTTATGTGGCTTGCCTTCTTTTTTCAACATTTGAATATTTTTCGAAATAATATTTTGAGACTTTCCTTTTTTAATCGGCATTTGCTTTCCTTAACTCTTCTAATGTTAACGTTGATCCATCTGAACGCACGAATGAATGAAAAACATCAGTAGGATTTTTTTTCTTTTTTAATTCTGATCGATATATTTTAGATTTTTCAACACCAAAAACTTTATTCTGTGTTGCTATATCTTGTTTACTTAACCATATTGCATAATTTTGATTTGCAGGCACTAATTTTCCGCGTGTTGATAATCCAGTTTTTGCAGGTCTTTCTAATCCTTCAGTTAAATCTTCTTGGTCTAATCCAAATTTATCTAAAAATTCATCTTTAATAATTGGAACAATAGTTGATCTGCAATTGAAATGTTGCGGTGGTTGCGGACCTTTACCCATTTCAAATATTTGACCATCTAATCTTCCACAAATCGCAGAAGTTCTACTATCTAAAGTTGCTACATATTTATATCGATCAACAATTTCTTCATTAGCTCTATAAACATTAAAAGTAGCTGTATTACTTACTTGATTAATACTTGTTCGAACTATAGTATCAATTTGATTATTAGCAATAGTTGTACCAATTCCTCCGCGTGCTTTTATTTGAGATAAAGTTCCAGTAGCTTCAAAATTTAAATTACCTCGTAATTGTTTAGCTATTTGAGCTGTTGTTTCGTTTGAAAGCAAACCAGTACGAATTGTATTTTGAAAAAGTTCACTTTGAGATGCAGCAATACGTCTAAAAGCAGTTCTTACATTTACTCCATTAGGTAAATTAATAACAGCACCTTCACTTGCAGTCAAACTAAATTTAGGAATTGTTCCAGTTTGCCTTACAAATTCTTCGGGTAAAGTAAAAACATTAATTTGACGCGGATCAGTATTAACTACACTTTTAGCAAACTGCGGACTTATTTCAATTGTTCGCACAGCATTTTTTGTTGCATCACTCGGTAAAACTTTTTTTAATTGTTCCTGAATAAAGGAACTTTGAAGCTCAGCTAAGCCTTGTAATTCTAAAGATAAAATATCAGCACTTTCATCTGCCCAAGTATTCAAACTTTCTTGCAATTGAAGTAATAATGTTCTTTGTCTATTTACAGCAGCAGGCGTTAAAGTTAATTCACCCGCATCAAATTGTTTTAATCTATCTGTAATTCCAATAATTATATTGTTATATTCTTTGACTAAACCTAAAGCTACATTATTTTCATATCTATTTAAATTAATAGCATTTCGATAAAGTGCTTCTGGTATATTTTGTTTTTTTAAAGCCATTATTCATTTGTATTTGTTGTAGGAGTTTGATCCATTTCAATAAGGCCACCTTGACTAGTTTGTTCTAACATTTTATCAATATCAATATCTTCAGATAATACTTCTCCTTCAATTAATTTCTTTAATAATTCTTCCTGAGTTATTATTCCTTGAGCATAAATTTTCAATAAAGCATCAATCTGTGTAGGTTCTAAACTTGTATCTACAAAATCTCTATTAACAAAAGAAGTTCCGGCTACACTTTGATTTTCAAATTCAGCATGAAATTTTAAACAATTATCAATTAAATCTTGAATTTGTTGACTTAAAACCATCATAGTTGAGTCACCCTGCGATCTATCAATTCTTTTTGACTGCGCAGTTTCCGCTGACATCTTTTGGCCTAATATTGCAGCTAAACCTAATTCATTAATTTGATATTCTAATTTATCAATTCTTTCCTTTTGAGCAGTAAAACTATTTCCATTTGGTTCAATATAACTTGCACTACTTCCTTCTGGTAAAGATAATGCTTCACTAGGACCGGCAGAAACTTCTTCGGCTGCTGCAGGAAATCCAAAAAATGCAAGCATTGGAACTGCACTTATATGTAATTGATTATCATAGTCGCTTTGAATTTGATAGCTTTTGATGTTTAATTCAGCAATATCTTCTAATGGTGGTCTTGATTCGTATATTCCAACTTTATTTGAATAAGCAATTGAAAAAGGAATAAAGTCTAAACTTGTAGTTCCTTCTTCCACTTGTTTGAAATCTCCGTCTTTATTTCGTTGGAAAATTCGAAATATTCCAGGTTCTAATACTCTTATTTGTTCAATAGTTTCTTCTCCGTATGATCCTTTTGGTTTTACTATTCTTTCAGTTAATCTTAATTGAGTTAATTTTCTTAAACCATTTTTTATTTCAGTTCGCCAGCCAATAATATCTCGTGGAGTATATGGAATCCAATAAGGTCTTCCACCAGTTGAAGGTGCATCAACTAATACACCAACATGACCGTAACGAATACATAAACGAGAGATATTATAAATAAAATTAGTTAAATTATTTCCTTCTAAGTCAACATCAAATAATTGTTCTTCAATTCTTTCAGGTACATCAATTAATCGAACTGGTTTTCGAGTAAGCATACCAGCCAACATTCTTTCCATTCTTACATAATAAGGTGGGCAAACTGATCTACTTAAACGAACATCATAACTTTCATCTTCTTCTCTAGGTTCTTGTTTTAAATAAATTCTTGCTTTACCTCTAATCTTACTTGTACCTTCAACTAAATCTTCTATAAGTCCCCAATGACTTTGCATATTTCGCCATGCTTGATTTTGCTGCTGTACTTCCGTAACCTGTATCTCAAAATTATTAATTTTATTTGAAACAAAATAACTATTCATTGTTTTATTTTAATAATATCAGGTCTTTAATAAATTCTAATGCCTGTTTTATTTCCTGCTTTACTATAAATCATATTGAACTCTCTGTAGCACAAATAACCCAAAGCATCATTAAGATGGTCATATCCATTTTGTTTATCTGGATCACCTGTTTTTTCATCATAACTTTGTAACTCTAAACATTCAATTAAGCGTCGGCAACTGGCATGAACCGCCATTCGCACCCGTCCTTTAGAGTTTTCCAGGAGTGCTTGTAAGGTTTGAACTCGGTCTTTAATTGGTGGGTTGCTGCGTAACGC